TGCTAACCTATTAGAGCGCAATGCAGGGAACATGGACAGATGGCTTAATGAAGTGGCTCAAGACGATCCTTATAAGGCACTTGATCTAATGAATAAGCTAAGTGAGTACCATATTCCTAAGCTGGCTAGGACTGAGATAAGTGGCGTTGATGGTGCTCCACAACAGCACGTGGTTACATGGCAGAAGTAATTGAGATCGCATATAAACCTAGACCTCAGCAGATAGCTATTCATGAAGCTATAGACAAGCACAGGTTTACAGTAGTAGTGGCACATCGAAGAATGGGCAAGACTTTGTGTGCTCTTAACCATGCGATAAAGGCTGCCATTGAGTGCCAGAAACCTAATCCTAGATTTGCTTACATAGCTCCTACTTATGCTCAATCGAAACGTGTGGCTTGGGATTACCTGTTGGAATTTACTCGTCCTCTCGGGGCTGTTGCTAACATCAGCGAGCTTAGGGTTGACTTTTGGGGTAGGCGTATTAGTTTGTACGGGTCTGATAACGCTGATAGCTTGCGTGGGCAGTATTTCGATGGCGTTATTCTCGATGAGATAGGCGATCAGAACCCTAAGATATGGAATGAAATCATTAGACCAGCACTAGCGGATAGGAATACTGATGAAAACCCTACGTGGTGTCTATTTATTGGCACGCCCAAAGGTAAAAATCATTTTCTATCGTTCAGAGATAGAGCTAAGACTGCTGAAGGATGGGCACTATTAGAGTTCAAGGCTAGTGAGACAGGGATTCTTAGCGATAAGGAGCTATGGGCTGCTCGTCAAGAGATGGGGGACGACCGCTATTTTCAGGAATTTGAGTGCAGCTTCGATGCAGCAATTCAAGGGAGCTATTATGGGCAGATTATCAATGATCTTGAGGCGAAGAACCGAATCACTACCATTGAGCGTGATGATCTGTGTCGCTCTTATGTGTCTTGGGATTTGGGGATTAGCGATTCTACTTCTCTGTGGGTTGCTCAGGTGGTTGGAAAAGAGGTACGACTCATTGACTTCACGGAAAACCACGGAGTCGGTCTGGACTGGTATGTATCATGGCTCAAAGACAACAAGTACGAAGGCTTCACGCAGTTCTTACCGCACGATGTTGAAGTAAGGGAATTAGGCACAGGAAAGAGCCGTAAAGAGGTTTTACAGGAAGCTGGACTCGATATAACTGTAGCTCCTCGGCTGTCGATTGCAGACGGTATACAAGCGGTTAGAAGGCTATTGCCACAATGCTGGTTCGATCATAAAGCTAGGGCAGGATTGGATGCTCTTAGGAACTACCGCAGGGAATATAACGAGAGACAGCAAGTATTCTACGACAAGCCATTACACGACTGGTCTAGCCATGCGGCAGACGCATTTAGGTACTTAGCGATAAGCCTTGACGGAACAGATGGTTCGTGGTCAAAACCATTGCCAAATAATATTAAATGGGTTGTATAATAAGCAAAATTTAGTAAGGGGCTGTTATGCTCGATTCAGGCACAATCAAGGGAATACTTGAGAATGAGATAGACAATGCTATTGGTTATCTGGACACAGAGACCATTGAGCAGCGCACTAAGGCATTAGAGTATTATCTTCGTAATCCATACGGCAATGAAGTAGAAGGTCGCTCCCAGATCGTAACTGGAGAAGTAGCCGAAGCAATAGACGGAGCATTACCTCAGCTAATACGCACATTCACCACAACTGAAGATATTGTTTATTTTGAGCCTAAGTCACCTGGCGATGAAGAATCGGCTAAACAGGCTACGGATTACTGTAACTGGGTGTTCTACCGTGAGAATGATGGCTTAATCATCCTGCATAACTGGTTTAAAGATGCTCTGCTACAAAAGACAGGCATTGTTAAGTCGTATTGGGATGAGCGAGTAGATGTACGCAAAGAAGAATATGGAAATCTAAGCGAGGATGAGTTAGCTCTATTGCTATCGGATCAGTCGCTTAAAGTTGTCAAGCAGGAAATAGAATACACAGAGCAGCAGGATATGATGGGTAATATCATTCAGATACCATCGTATGAAGTGTATGTACAACGTACAGAAGAATCAGGTCAGGTAAAGATTGAGAACATTCCACCAGAGGAGTTCTTAATTGCCAAGTCAGCAAGAAACGTAGAAGAATCTGTATTCGTAGCTCACCGTCGATTGTTGCCACGTAGTGATTTGATTGCTATGGGTTACGACAAGGATATTGTTGACGATTTACCGACATACAATGATTTAGAGTTCTCTGAGGAGCGAGTAGCTCGTTTCCCTGATGGTGAGCAGCCAGACCAAAATACTAGCTTAGACTTCAGTATGCAGACGCTTGAGGTCTATGAGTGCTACATCCGTATTGACGAAGATGAGGACGGTATAGCTGAGCTGCGTCGTATTGTTTACTGTGGTTCAGAGATACTAGAGGATGAGGAGTGCGACTACGTTCCATTCCATTCAATCTGTCCAATTCCAATACCGCATAAATTTATCGGGCAATCATTAGCTGATCGAGTCATGGACATTCAGCTAGAGAAATCGACGATTACACGTCAATCTTTAGACAATATGTACCTGACGAATAACGCTCGTATTGGAGCAGTCGACGGACAAGTCAACATGGATGACCTGTTAAATGCTACGCCGGGTGGAATTATCCGCATCAAGAATCCTAATGCTTTAGTTCCACTAACGGTACAGAGTGTCTTTGGTCAGGCTATGCCGATGCTAGAGTACCTAGACCAAGTTCAGGCTAAGCGTACTGGTGTTAATGAGGCTCAGCAGGGTCTTGATCCTGACGTTCTATCGAATGTTACTGCGGCGGCTGTTGCTGCGATGATGAAGTCTAATAGCGGAAAGCTAGAGTTAATCGCAAGGATTTTTGCTGAGACAGGTGTTAAGAGTCTGTTTAAGGGTATCTTGCATCTGATGACTAAGTATCAGAACAAGCCTAAGATTATCCGTATGCGTGGACAGTATGCGACGTTTGACCCTAGAACATGGGCTAACGAGTACGACATTAGCGTTAATGTTGGTCTAGGTTCAGGTGATAGAGAGCAGAAGCTAACGATGCTACAGATGGTCTTAGCAAAGCAGGAGCAGATTATTCAGCAGTATGGACCAGCAAACCCATTGGTTAGTGTAGGTCAGTATCGCAACACGTTAGCCAAGTTCATTGAGGCGGCTGGCTTTAAAGACGCTAGTGAGTTTATGAATGAAATTACGCCGGAGCAAAATGCTGCGTTATCTCAGCCACAGCCTCCATCCCCCGACGCACAGGCTCAGGTTGCTGAGATGCTGGCTCAGGTCGAAAGAGAAAAGACTCAGGCTAAGAGCCAAATTGATGCGGCAAAACTTGACCTTGAGAGGCAAACACTTGAAGCCGAATATACCCGAAAGGGAATAGAAATGCAGATGAAGAACCAGAAGGATACGGCTGAGTTACGTATCAAAGAGGCTGAGTTAGCAGTTAAGCAATTGCAAGCTGTACTGGCTATGGACTTAGCTGACGAGGATACAAAGAACAAGCAGACTGAGTTGACGTTGAAGGCTTTGCGTGAACTAGGCACTCTGACTAGAGGAATGTAATGGGGCTGCTAGACCTGCTTAATTCGTTTGGTGCTAGGTATGCTGAGAGTGCTAGCGATCCATTAGAGATGAAGGGTAAGGGCTATTTCGGCTTATTACCTGCTGCTGGTGGTCAGGTTGCTACTGAAATATCGTCAACTGATGAGCAGGGTAGACATTATCCGTTATTGGTTCCTACGTTGACTCAAGCAGAAATACAGTATTTGTTGCAAGGTAATCAACCTACTAATGACATTTATAATAAGGCTGAAATGTGGGCTGAATCACGTAGACAGATGGGATTGAGTCCGTTTGCTGCTCCTACTGAAATGCGTGTTCCTATGGGATTATTAGGTCAATGAAGAAATCAGACTGGGCGATTAACCTATTAAGAGACGATTACTTCCAAGAGATGCTGGAAGAATTGCGAGGTATAGAGATAGCTAAGTTTTTAAATAGTGGCTACGGAGACATAGAGGGACGCGAAGAAGCGTATCTACGTTTACGAGTCTTAGAGAGTATAGAAAATCATATTCAAGGGTTAGCGGATCAGAAGCTAATTGATGAAAAAAGATTAAAGATTTTGTAACCCGAATCGGGCGGTTCCCGATATAATTAAGGAAACATAAATGAGCGATACTCAGAACACGACACCGGAAGGTAGTGGTGAGTTGACGGTAGAAGGTGCAGCACACGCTTTCTTGGGCTTAATGGGTGGTGAAGAAGGCTCCGAACAGGAACAACCGGAACAGCAGCTAGAAGCCAACGAAAGCGATGCCGAATCAGATGATTATGAGTCTGAGGTAGAACAAGAGGATGACGGTGAGGAGCAAGAGCAGCCCACGTATCGAGTCAAAGCAAGTGGCGAAGAACGTGAGGTAACGCTTGATGAGCTTATCAAGTCTTATCAACTTGGCACGGATTACACCAAGAAATCGCAAGCGGTAGCGGAAGAACGTAAGGCGGTAGAAGCAAAGCAGCAAATAGTTCAAGAGGCTCAACAATTGCGCGATACTTACGCACAGAGACTTGAGATGATTGAGCAGATGCTACAGCCGCAGCAAGAAGAAAACTTAGAGTACCTGAAAGAGACTGATCCTATTGGATACTCTGTAAAGGTAGCTGAGATGGTTCAGAGAGAGAAGCAACTAGCTGCTGTACAGGCTGAGAGATACAAAATCAATCAGCAACAGGAGCAAGATAGACAGGCACAGATGCAGCACGTAGTGGCTGAGGAAATGCAAAAACTGTCTGCTGCTATCCCTGAATTTACTGATCCTGCTAAGGGCGAGGCTATCAGAAATGATATTCGTACTTTCGGCAAGCAGTTAGGATTCTCAGATCATGAACTAGCGTCTGTCTATGATAGTCGTGCGGTTCTAACTCTATATAAAGCTATGCAGTACGACAAGCTAGTAGCTAGTAAGCCTGAGATTACCAAGAAGGTAAATCAAGCTCCTAGAGTTATGAAGCCTGGCGTATCTCAAGGTCGTGATAACGGCTCTGAGGAAATGAAGAAACTTAAAGCGCGAGCTAAGCAGTCCGGTAGGGTTGCAGATGCCGCAAGTGTATTTGAACGATTTATTTAGGAGTGAATCATGGCAATTTATAACGCCCACACCGCGATTGGTCAGCGCGAAGATTTGACCGATGTTATCTATAATATCAGCCCTACGGAAGTGCCCTTCATGTCCAGTATTGGCAAGACTAAGGCAACGGCTGTTTACCACGAATGGCAGACTGATTCGTTGGCTGCTGCAACTACGGCTAACGCTGCGGTTGAAGGTGCTGATGCTTCTGACGCTACTCTGTCGCCTACAACTCGTTTGGGTAACTATACTCAGATTCTGCAAAAGACTATTAAGGTCTCTGGCACTCTGGATACTGTTAATAAAGCAGGCAGAAAATCTGAAAAAGCTTATCAATTAGCTAAGGCATCACAGGAGCTAAAGCGAGACCTAGAGACAATCATGTTGGCTAATCAAGGTCGAGATCAAGGTTCGTCTAACTCTACAGCACGTAAGATGGGTTCATTGCTGTCGTGGATTAAGACTAACTCAGATGTTGGTGCTACTGGTGCTGATCCTACTACTATCGGCGTATCAACACGTTCTGACGGTACTCAGCGTACATTTACTGAGGCATTGCTAAAGACTGTTGTAGCTGAGGTATTTGATTCGGGTGGTATGCCTACTGTTCTGATGGTTGGTTCGTCTGGTAAGCAAAAGGTATCGTCGTTTTCTGGTATCGGTGCAACACGCTTTAACGTAACTGGTGCTAAGCCTTCGACAATTATCGGTGCTGCTGACATTTACGTTAGCGACTTCGGTAACTTGGCGGTTGTTCCTAACCGTTTCATGCGTACTCGTGATGCTTTGGTACTTGATCCAGAATACGCAGCAGTAGCGTATCTGCGTCCATTCCAGACTAACGAGCTTGCTAAGGCTGGTGACTCCGATAAGACACAACTGCTCGTCGAATGTACGTTGGAGATAAAAAACGAGGCTGCACATGGCATCGTAGCTGACTTAAATATGGCTCTGTAATTGACTATGTTCCCCTGGGCTTCGGCTCAGGGGATTAACTGAAAGGACTCCTTAGTGAACTTTCGTAATTCGGTAGTACATGCGGACGGTGATGGCGGTATCATCATTGAGACTAAACAAGACGTAACAGATATTCTTGAAAGGAATAAGGTTCTCCTAGAGATAGACAAAGCCAGACAGAAAGCTCCTGATGAATTGCATTTAGTGGCATCTATTCCGTTTACGGTGATAGACGAACTAAACAAAATGGGAGTTATGAGAGGGTTTACCGTGTTAGACCAAAAGGCTCTAAATGCGTGGTTAAATAAACCTGAGAATGAAGTCTGGAAAACGTATCGAGGAAAACTTTAATGTCTGCCAAGAAGAAGAAAAAAGGTTTAACGGTAGGTGTATGTGTACCTGCTAGAGATGAAGTTCATACAGGGTTTGCGTTTGACTTCGCTAAGATGGTTGGTTACGACGTTAAGTTTCGTTGTGGCAACGATGACAACGGGCTGAAGTTATACACAATGGCGGGTACTCTGATATTCGACCAGAGAGAAGGATTAGTAAAGGCTGCATTATCTGAAGGTTGTGATGCGGTTTTGTTTATTGATTCTGATATGCGGTTTCCTAGCGACATTATCAGCATTATGCTGAGTCGTGATGTACCGATATTAGGAGTTAATGCAGTAACACGTAGAAAGCCTGTTTTAAGTACGGCTCTTAACTTAGAATTAACTAAGGATGAGGAGACAGGCGAGATTAAAAAGACTCGTTGGTTGAAGGTTGATTCTCGCGGCAAAGAAGGTATCGAGCAGGTAACGGCGGTAGGTTTTGGTGTAACGATGATCCGCAAGGAAGTATTTGAAAAGCTAAAGACTCCGTGGTTTGATGCTCAATGGAGTCCTAGAGGGATCATAGGCGAAGATGTATTTTTTTGCTTAAAGGCATTAGACGAGGGTATTCCGACGTATGTGGATCACGATTTAAGTAAGTATATCGGACACATAGGAACACACGAATACCGATGGGAAGATGTTGGCGAAACGGCTATATCAGATCATAACGCAGGGAAATAATTATGGCATTGACGGATTACAGTTCGCTAAAGACTTCGGTAGCAAATTATCTGGCTCGTAGTGATTTAACGACTCAGATACCGGACTTTATCCGTCTTGCTGAAGAAAGGCTCGCTAGAGACCTTAGAACACGCAAGATGCTTGTCGTAGCTCGTGCTAATACCACAGCAGGTGATTCGACTGTTGGCTTGCCTACGGACTTCCTAGAGATGCGTGATATGCATTTAAGGACTACGCCGGTTCAATCGCTAACGTATTACTCTCCTAATGCGTTTTATGCTGGCTCCAGAACGACTGATTCGGGTCAGCCATTAGATTACACAGTTCTAGCGAGTGAGATTCAATTCGCTCCTATTCCAGACACAGCTTATAGCGTTCAGATGTTGTATTACGCTAAGCCTCAATACCTGTCTGATACAAACATAACCAATTCATTCATGGCTAATTATCCTGATGCTCTGCTTTATGCGGCACTAGGTGAGGCTGAACCGTATTTAATGAATGATGCAAGGCTACAAACATGGGCAGCTTTATATGATCGCTCTGTTTTAGCAATTAATACTGCCGACCAGTCTAGCGAGTATGGCGGTCAACCAATGTCAATGTCTTATACGAGGTAAATCATGGCTGAAATGTCGAATTATTTAGAGAATGCGCTTATTAACGCTACTCTGCGTTATACGAGCTACACGAGTCCTACAACAACTTATCTAGCGTTATATACGTCTGATCCTACTGATGCTGATACAGGCACAGAGATTACAGGCGGCTCTTACGTTCGTCAGGCTATTACGATGGGTGCTCCTAGTAATGGCACGTCAACGAATAGTTCTGCGATTGAGTTCCCACAAGCGACTGCTGACTGGGGTGTTATCTCTTACGTAGGTATTCGTGATGCGGTAACTAGCGGCAATCTACTGTTTCATACAGCGTTAGATGCAGCTAAGACGATTAATAACGGTGACGTATTTAAGATCACAGCGAGTAATCTTAGCGTTCAACTTTCGTAAGGGGTAATTAAATGTCAACAATTACTCTACGTAGCGTTAAAGGTTCGGCTCTTAGTTTTACTGAGGTTGACAATAACTTTACTAATCTCAATACAGATAAATTAGAAGGTGTTACTACTAGCGTTGACGGTGAATTAACGCTATGGAGCAGCACTACTGGTAAGGTTCTCAAACGAGCAACTATCACAGGTTTAGTTAAGGCTACGGCTGGTGTAGCGACTACTGCTACGGCTGGAACAGATTATGTTGCACCTAGTGGCGCATTAGGCACACCAAGTTCAGGCACTTTGTCAGGTTGTACGGTTGACGGTACTGATGCAGTTGGTTTTAGAAATGTGCCGATTAACAGTCAGTCAGCGGCGTACACAACTGTACTAACTGATTCTGGTAAAGCAATATTGCACCCATCAACGGATGCAAATGCACGAACATTTACTATCGATTCAAATGCAAACGTAGCCTATCCATTAGGTACAGCGTTGACGTTTATTAATATGACTAGCCAAGCTGTAACGGTTGCGATAACCAGCGACACAATGTATCTGGCTGGCACAGGCACAACAGGTAGCAGAACATTAGCGCAATACGGCATGGCAACGGCAATAAAGATGACTTCGACAACGTGGATGATTTCAGGTTCGGGGCTAACATAATGAGCGGAATTCTTGGGTTGCTTTTAGCGAAAGCAATGGGCGGTGGTAATGTTACCGTCATTCAGCGTTTCCTTGCGTCTGGTACGTGGACTGCTCCTGCTGGCGTTACGTCTGTTGACTACCTTGTTGTTGCTGGTGGAGCCGCTGGTGGAGGTAGAGGTCAAAACGGAGGCGGTGGTGGCGCAGGTGGATTTCGCACTGGTACTGGTTTAGCTGTTACTGCTGGAACTGATTACACCGTTACTGTCGGGGCTGGAGGAGCAATTCCAGCCGCTAGTAATCCCGGAGGAAGTGGAAACAATTCTGTATTTAGTTCTATTACATCTGCCGGTGGTGGTGGAGGGGGTTATTACAATGCTGTAGCTGGCGTTGCTGGTGGTTCCGGCGGTGGTGGTGGTGGTGGAACATCGTCAGGTGGCGCAGGTGGAGCAGGTAATACACCTAGCACATCGCCGTCACAAGGAAATAGTGGTGGCACAGGGAGTACAGATTCTCCCAATGGCGCACCCGCTGGAGGTGGCGGTGGAGCTACTGGAACTGGCGCAAACGGTGGCGTTACAGGAGGTAATGGCGGCGCAGGTACAGCATCAACCATAAGTGGTTCTTCAGTTACTTATGCTGGAGGTGGCGGTGGAGGCAGTTCGGGGCCGGGAGGTAGTGGAGGCTCTGGAGGTGGTGGGGCAGGTGCTGGTGGAACTAGCCCTGTAGTTGGTGCTACAAATGGAACTGCTAATACTGGTGGTGGTGGTGGTGGAACGCAAGGTGGTGGTAATGCTGGTAGTACAGCAGGTGCTGGCGGCTCCGGCATAGTCATTCTTTCTTATACCGTAGCATCACAAACAGTCTTTACATTTAAATCATCTACTGCATGGGTATGCCCTACAGGTGTGACTTCCGTTGATTATTTAGTCGTGGCTGGTGGTGGAGGTGGAGGTTTTGATAGAGCCGGTGGCGGCGGTGGAGGTGGATTTAGAACCGGAACTGCTTTATCAGTTACAGCAGGAACAGAATATACCGTTACCGTTGGAGCTGGTGGTGTAGGAGCTACTTCTACTCCTTCAGGGAGTGCAAATGGAACAAATTCAATATTTAGTTCTATAACTTCTACAGGCGGCGGTGGCGGTGGAACTGCTGATAACCTCCCCCATGGCCCCGGTAAAAGTGGTGGTTCTGGAGGAGGTACAGCAGCGCAAGCACCCGGTGGAACTACGGCTGGAGGCGCAGGAAACACGCCATCTGTTTCACCATCACAAGGAAATAATGGAGGGTCATCTACTTTTAGCGGACCTAATTATGGTGCTGGTGGTGGTGGCGGTGCTAGTGCCGTTGGAACTAATGGGTCATCTACGGCTGGCGGGGCTGGTGGCGCAGGAACAGCGTCTACTCTTTCAGGACCATCAGTAACTTACGCTGGTGGTGGCGGTGGTGGAACTTACGCTGGTGGCCCTGCTGGTGCTGGTGGTTCAGGCGGCGGTGGCGCAGGAAGTGCTTCTACTACAGGAACTGCTGGGACTGCAAATCTTGGCGGTGGAGGCGGTGGTGGTTGCGGGTCAACACCATCGGCTGCTGCTGGCGGCGGTGCTGGCGGTTCTGGCATCGTAATTATTAAAATCAACCAATAATCACATGGAAACTAAACTCTACAGAATGTACGGTATCGATGTAGCTATGTCATTGCTGCGTCCTAATGCTAAATGGGAAATATCCAACACTACATTTACACGTTGGGATGACCCTAGACCATGCCCTAGCTGGGAAGAAGTGGTTTGGGTAATGGATAAGATACGTGAGTTTGAGGATAGTATTCCAACGATCTGGCTTGATGAAGATTTAGCTAAGATGAAGGCTGACGTTGAAGAATTTGATAAGGCTGTAGCGTGAATATAAATAACCTATTCCCTACTCCGGTTGCTTTCTTTAAGTTCGGTCGTGATCTGACTGAAGCTGAATTAGATTTCATTAAAGGTCAGGAGCATTACGCTAACGAAGGTAATACGACTAGCAAGGATCGCAAGATTCTAAAGAGTAAAGAACTTACTGAGATGCGTGAGTTTATTGAAGATTCGATGTTGGAATACTTCAAAGCTATTCATGCTCCGAAATTTGATGTGAGTCTGTATCTAACGCAGAGTTGGGCTAACTATACGGAAGCTGGACAGTACCACCATAAACACGCTCACCCAAATAGCGTAGTGTCTGGTGTGTTCTATCCACAGGCTAATAGAGAAGTAGATAAGATTTACTTTTATAAAGATGGTTACGAGCGGATTAAAGTTCCTGCTGCTGAATACAATCCTTATAACAGTGAATCTTGGTGGTTTGAAGTTGGCGCAGGGGACTTGATTCTATTCCCATCACACTTGACACACATGGTTGAGACTAAAGTGGGTGATGAAACTAGGATTAGCATTGCGTTTAATACGTTCTTAAAAGGTTACATAGGCTCAGATGAAAGTCTGACAGGTTTGCATTTAGGGGAAGAATAATGGCTCACTACGCACAGATTGATGAAAACAATATCGTCACTCAGGTTATCGTCATTGATAACAAAGATACGGCAGATGCTAACGGTGTAGAGAAAGAATATATCGGTGCTGCTTATTGTGAGCGTCTATTCGGCGGCACATGGAAGCAGACCAGTTACAACGCGACTATTCGTAAGAACTACGCTGGCATTGGTTACAAGTACCAATCAGATATAGACGCATTTGTGGCTCCTAAGCCTTATGCAAGCTGGACTCTTGACGCTAATGCACAATGGCAGCCTCCAGTAGCAATGCCTACTGATGGCAAAATGTACTCATGGGATGAGGTAGCTCAGACTTGGGTAGAGGTAAATGGCTAATTACGTCGATTATGATTACTGGGTACAAGGCTATGGTGAGGGCGATTTAAGTCAGCCTGATCGTTACGTTGTTGCTGGTTATTGGGTAGATGGTTATGCAGAGTACGAGGGTGATTCTGCGTCGTTTAGTGGTATAGCGACATTTACTGCGGCTGCTTTAGCGGATAAGTTTGCTACAGCGTCGATTACTGGTAATGCTACGTTTACGGCGGTTCCAGTAGATCAGATTCGTGGTTCTGCATCTTTTACTGGATTAGCAACTGTAACGGCTTCAGGTAGCTTTATTGTTAATGGTGCAGGTTCTATTACTGCTACTGGAACAATGTCAGCACTAGGCTCGTTTGTAACTACAGGAGCAGCGTCGGTGATTGCTACTGCGGTGCTAGATGCGACAGGTAACATTATTGGCTATGAGTGGACGGTTGTTCCTGATGAAGCTACTACGTGGACTAAGCAATGAAAATCGTATTCGGTGAATGGTTGCCAGATCAGCCTGGCGTTACTGGTGCAGTAATGGAAGCAGTTAATTGTTTTCCAGTTACTAACGGCTATGCTCCATTGCGTGAGGCTGCTGATTATTCTGACGCTAGTGGTGAGACGTTATTAGTAGCGTTTGCTGGCAAGTATGCAGGATCTTCTTCGTTGTTTGCTGCTAGTGCTACGTCGATTTATAAGTTTGATTCTAGCGATGCTAGTTTAGATGCGTTAAAGACTTCGTATAGCTCTGTAGAGGCTTGGGACGTGACTCAGTTCGGTTCTAAGCTGATTATGGCTAATGGGTCTAACGTACTGCAAACGTGGGATTTAGGAGGCTCTACGACGGTCTCAGACCTATCTGCATCGGCTCCTACGGCTAAGTATGTAACGGTAGTGCGAGACTTTGTTGTAGCTGCTAACGTGGGTGGTGAGGAGAATAAGGTTTACTGGTCAGACATTAACGATGAAACTGATTGGACTCCTAGCACAGCATCACAATCTGACTCGCAATTGATACCTGACGGCGGTGACGTTACTGGAATTGCGGGTGGTGAGTACGGTTTAATCTTCTTAGAGCGTGCTGTTTACCGCATGAGTTACTCAGGAAGTCCGTATTTCTTCCAGTTTGACGCTATTTCTAGGACGCTAGGCTGTATTTCTAATGGTTCTATTGCTCAATTTGGTGGATTAACGTATTTCTTATCTGATGATGGATTCTATGTTTGCGATGGTCAGACAGTTAAGAACATTGGGTTAGAGAAAGTTAATCGTTGGTTCTTTGAAAACGCTATTCCAGACCAATTAATCAATGCAGTTAGTTCTACGGTTGACCCTGTTAGAAAATTAGTTATTTGGAACTTTAAAAACACGTTTGGTGGTCGTTATCTGCTGATTTACTCGATAGATTTGAATAAGTGGAGTTACGGAACGACAGATATTTATAATCTTTCGTATGGTTACACTCCTTCGGCTACGTTAGAGCAGGTAGATAACTATAATACGAGTATTGATGCACTAGATATTCCGCTAGATTCTCGTTTATGGGCGGGTGGTCAGTTACTAGCGATGGGTGTTAGAGAGCAAAAGATTGTGGTTATTAGTGGTGCGATTAAATCAGCGTATGTGGTAAGTGGAGATATAGACATTGGACGATCTGTTGTTACATTGGCAAAACCTATTGTTGATAATGGCTCAGCGACAGTCGCAGTCGCAAGCAGGGACTTGCTTAACGAGACAATCGAATTCGGAACGGCTGTAAGTGCTGATGCTGAGAATAGATGTTCTCTGAGGTCGAATGGTGATTATCATAGGATTAAGGTAACTCCGACTGGTTCTAACTGGAAAACATTAGTTGGTGTTGATGTTGAGATAGTTAAGCAGGGTAATAGATGACTAGAGTTGTACAATTTCGCACGTTACCTGTATTTGGTGCATCTGCGCGTGATGTATCTGAGGTAGTTCGTGGAATTATGGACGGTAAGACGAACAATACTGGAACTGTTACTTTAGCAACAGGTAATGCTACTACTACTACGCTATTTGATGATCGTATAGGCAACGAGAGCCTTTTATTCTTTACTCCTGTATCTGCGGCTGCGTTTACTGATGCGATGCCCTACGGAGCGTTTCAGGACAGCACGAACCAGACTGCTGCTAATACTACGACTGCGTATGCTGTTACATTAAATACAACTGACTACTCTAATGGAGTGTATTTATCCAATAGTTCACGGATGAACGTCAGAAATGCAGGTGTTTATAACTTGCAATTTTCTATTCAGTTTAAGAATACGACTAATAGCAGCCAAGATGCAGATGTGTGGTTTAGAAAGAATGGAACAAATATAACGGCTTCTAATAGTCGGTTTGGTATTCCAGCACGACATAGTTCTGGCGATCCAAGTCATATTATCGCTGCATTAAATTACTTTATTGAATTAGCTGTAGGTGACTATCTTGAGATAATGTGGAGAGTTACAGATACTGGCGTAACGATTGAAACATTTGCGGCAGGAACTAGCCCGACTAGACCGTCAGTACCTAGCGTTATTACTACGTTAAATTATATTTCTCCTAATGCTTCAACTAATATATATGTTAGTAG